GCGCGCCTGGCGAAAGAGGACGGCGTGTCGCTCAACCAGTGGATTGCGACCGCAGTCGCGCAGAAGATCGGAGTGGTGGAGACCGCGGCAGCCTTCTTCCAGAAGCGGGCTGAGCGTGCGAAGCCGGGTGACCTGGAGCGGATCATGCGAAAGGTGCCGGACGCACCTGTCGAGCCGGTGGACGCGATCCCGCCCGATCTGGCAAAGCGCCTGTCGCGTTTGAAGTGATGCGGCCTGGCGAACTCAATTCCGCGAGGGTCGGTCGGGAGATCGTGTAGCTCGCATCCGAACCGGCCTTTTTCACGCCATCCCAGTTCGGCCCCGCGCCGCCCCTGTGCTGGTTTTTCCGGTGCCGCCGCTGCTTCACCTGACCGGGGTCGGGCTGGTAGCCGTCGACCGGACCAACCGTCAGTTCGGTATGCCGGCCGCGAAAGGCGTTGAGCATGTAGCTCGTGCCTGCGATCAACAGCTCTATGTCGAGCGACAGGAACGGCACGCGCACGTTGACCAGTTGATTGATCCGCCACAGCGAACCATCCGACTGCCGCCAACCAGGCACGATCACGCGCGCCTGGGTGCCGCGCGCGGCGTTGTATGCCGCCTGCCACACCGCGCGCCGCATGGCACCGGGACCGTCAAGCGCCGACCCTGCCATGACCACGTGCGGCCGATAGCGTGGCACCCCGGGATCTGTGGCCGCGCCCTTGACCTCGGTCAGCACCGGCACCTGGGCGTCGCTGGCGACGGCATCGCCTTCGCTGGCGTAGTCATCGCCCGCGCCCTTGGTCCGCTCTGCGGCCCAAGCCGCCGATGCCGCGCCCGCCGAACCGGATTGCACACCCTGCCAGCTATCCGCCGGCGACGCGCTGCCATGCACGCTCTGCTGCGCCTTGACCTTGAATTGCGAAAAGCGCCGCGCGCCGGAGATCACCGCGCCGGCCCACTGCACATTGCCGCCCGGCCACTGCAACAGTGCATCCGTCGCGCGATCGTTGCCGGCCGTGGTGAGGACGAGGCGGCCTTGTTCGTCATCCGTGGCGAGGATCGAACGCAGATGGCAGAGGCGTTCGAGGAGGGCAAAGCTGGTTTCGTGGCATTCAATCGTCGCGTCAGGGAATGGCTCGCCAACGTCCGCTTGCACCACAACGTCGATCGGATACGGCTGGCCGACAGACTGGCCGATGGCGCGCGCGATGGCGTCGAGTTTGTAGCCGGCGAACTGCCCCCCTGAATGTCGGGCGTGCAATCAATAATGTCCTCGGTCTTGCTGCGGCCAGTGATGCGCACCGAATGACGATCCGCCTCGGCCTCGGGCAGATAGTTGTCGATGTAGGGGGTCAGCACCACGTCGGCGCCGATCGTCACCGTGCAAGGCATGAACGGCGCCAGCGGGAAGTCCGGCGCGGAACCGAGGAAACGTTCTGACACCATGATGTTTAAGTCGGTCGCCATTCGATCGATCTCTGGGGTGACGCGGATTTCCTCCCAACATTCATACCGCTGGCCGTTGACGGCCAGCGTGAACGTCTCCTTCGAGTCCATCGCCCTTATCTTCCGATTACAACAGCTACCGGATAAACGTTCAGCATGATTGCACGCCGGCGCAGATCATGGAGACTCAGTTAGGACTGAGTGGCCATTCGACCTGCTAGAGGGGTTGGAACCGACCGTCGCAATGCTACACTGGAATTATGCGGCTGGAAGAGCCGCAAGAATGGCTTGCCTTGGTGAGGGCTGCCCCCCAACAGACCTTCCCATGACTGATTTGTTGATGGCCAAATTGCTCCTAAAGCGGGGAGTATCAGCGTCCGATTTGCCGAGCCTCTCCCACTTCAAAAACGTATTGAGGTTCCCATTAAAAGAGTTGACGTACGCTGGCTCAGAAAAGACTGAGTCGTCACCGCCCTGGCTGAAATAGCTATCGACGACCTCCGCCGCTTGATCAAGTAAAGCGGGTCTTGCTCCAGCGTCTTCAAGAACACCTTTCATGGCTCTTGAAAGTGCCCTCAGGTCGGTTGGCAAGGATGCGCGAGATAGGACGTCCCGCAGTAATTCAAGCGTGACCATATAGAAGAGGAAGCGCGTTTGTCTCCTCGATATCTTATCTGCGCCACGCCCGAACCCATATGGCTCGGTAGCCTGCTGTAGAAGATGAGCGGAGTACAGATCAACTACCCCAAAGGGGCCTCCGTCAGTCTCAGATCCATTGACGATCCTCTTGAACACTGAGCCGTCTGGCAAAAACGGGGGGTTCTTCCCGAAGGCCATTCCAGCTTCGCCAAGCCAACCCGCGCCGTAGACCTTGATTAGGTCGGCGGCATTCGCGTGCTTCACAAACTGCTTTGTGTGTGGATTGGTATTTTGGAGGGCCTTTTGTGAGTCCCAACCTCCGCGTTGAATCTCGAGGTAGATATCATTCTGATCAGCAAGCTCTCGCTGCCACGTCCTGAAATCGCCCGTTAGCGCCAAGAAATCCTTCTCACGAACTGCATTCTGACTATTCGTATACCGGGTTATAGCTTGAAGTAATGCCTCTCCGGAGTCTCCGACCTTTACAATCTTGGCAACCACGACCCCTTGAGCTGCATGCTGTTTCCAAGCTTCGATCTCTGGGTTCACACCGGTTCCACCTGAGGCATACCGTGCATGGAACACCTCCCATATCGTGCGAGTTGTCTGACATCCATTGACGATATATGGTTCCGTTAGCGTGACTACGTCCTTCTCTAACGAATATCCATGAACAACGATCGTAATTCCGTTATTGTATAAGCCGAACCGCTCTGGAGCGCTTTGAAGTGTCGCTTGCATCGCCTTGTTGACTTTTCCGCGGCTCCCCAAAAATCGGCGCACATTCTTCTCGAATATTCGATCGAGGTCACCCGTCAGCTCTCTATATCCCCTCAGAAATTCGTATAGCTTCGGGAGGCTTACGGAGCCAACCAAGAGGTCAGCGCCTGACGAAACAACCTGCGCATCAAGCCGCACTGTCAGACGGTTGGCGATGTTGGCTGCTTCCTCGTCCTGCAGGCGGGCGTAGATTGTTTCGATGGAGACTGTCTCGACATCAAAAAACGGACCGAGACGGGCGATACCCATTGCCCGTAGATCGGCAAGTGCCCGCTTTTCCACCTCGTTGAGCGGTGCCTCCGTCGCGAAGACAAGAACAATCTTGTCTGCCGGCCCTGCGCCGTTACGGAAGTTCCGCAATCTCTCTAGCAAGCCCTCTGCCAACGAACTCAACTGCGGGCGCTTACCGTCGAGTGTATCGATGACCTTTTGACCCTCTGACAGCAGAGTATTGGTGCCTTTGAACGCACTGCCATACTTGCTTTGCACGAGATACCATGTATGGCCGGACCCTTCGGCCTCGTCATTGGACTCGTCAGGGCCTGTGTCGAGCAGGGCTACATCGATACCGCCGTCACCTGCCCCGTCACACAATACGAAATCAGCCGTGCTTTCTGAGCTATCCATCCATTGAGTGACGAGCTTCAGCGCAAATCGTCTTCCCAGCTCCACCGTGGATGGCGACCCCGCGACGATACTCTCCAGCCAGGACAGTCGAAATTGATCAAAGCCTATCATGGAATCCTCGGGCATTCCTCGTCTCCTTCGACTCACGCCTCGGCGAGGCTTCATTCCGCGGCGGAGTGCTCAGGACAGATTCTGCCCGCCCACAGGGGATGCGTAAAGTCAGGGTGATAGGCTGGCAGCCAGCGCTCTGCCGGCGGTTGGCATGAACAACGGGTGAGGCGCGTCATTGAGCTGCACAAGCTGCGTTGCCCGCGTCGCGTCCTGATACAGCCGATAGGCCAACGCCAGCGCCGGCGGCGGTGCTGCCCGCGTGTAGGGCACGAGCTGCGGAAGCTGCTGCACCCGCTGCGCCAGGTCCTGCAACGCGATCGACTCCTGCGCCTGCCACGCCGCGTAAAGCGCATCCTGCCCCGCCGCCGCCGCGGCCGTGCGGTCCTCGAGGAGCGCCGCGAGCTGATCGCGCGCCGCCGCTGCCGCGTTCGCACTGGTCCAGTCGATGCCGGCATAGACCGTTGCCACCGCCGCCACCGCCGCACCGCGCACCAGATCGACCGTCGCCTGGGCGTTCGCCGCCTGCTGCGCCAGCGTCGGCGTGCTGCCGGTGTTGGCGGCGAGAATGTCGCCGCCCCACGCCGCCAGATCGGCCAGGCCGCCGGTCTGATCGCTCGCCAGCGACAGCGTGCCGTCAACGATCGCCTGGGCGTAGGCGCCGGTCACGCCGACGATCGCACCCGCCGTGGCGGCGGGATCTGTGGGCGTGGCGACGATGCCGGGCAACAACGATGCAAGGCTGTATTCCGAAGCCAGCGGCAGCGCGGTCAGTGAACCGACAAGCCCAGTGCACCAACCGACCGAGATCAACGCCGCCGGCGCCTGCACCAACGCAACGCCGATCATAAACGCCGATTGCACCTCGGCGATCACGATTTCGACCTGCCGCAGCACCGACAGTGCGGTGTTGATGAACGAGGACGGCCCCGGTTGCTCGCCCGCTTCGACAAAGAGAAAGTCAAAATTGGCGATCAGGCCGTTATCCTTGTCCTCGGCGACCTCGTAATCCACGCAACGCACCTGCAACGGCCCGAGATACGGATGCACCAGTGTTCCGACCTGGCTGGAGTCCTCGCACGCCGAGATCAACGCATCGCGCGAAGCTTCCCACAGTGGACCGATGATGTGCCCGCGCAGCCGGTATTGCCGGACCTTGCGCCCCAAATGCTCGGTGAACGGATCATCGCGGGTGGGGAACTCGTGGATGGCGACACGACGGCCGCCGCGCAGGGCATAGTTGCCGAAACGGAACGCGATGCCGCGCCAGATCACCGGCAGGGCGATGTAACCGAGCATGCTACATGCACGCGGGCCGATCGGCCCGCCCTTCACAAGTCATGGCCGGACCTGTTCCGGCCATCAGGCGAACCCCAACCGCTCGAAGCCGAAAGCATAGCCGACCTCGGGCGGCGGCGCGCGCGCGCTTCCGCCGCTTTGCGTGTCAACCTGCATGCCCGCCGGCGCGTTGGCGAAGCGCACATTGACGTCGACCGAACCTTGCTGACTGACCGCGCCCTGCGGCGCCGGCGGCGCGTAGATGTTCGGCAGGCTGGTGCCGCTCGGCGGCGCGAATAGCGGCGGATTGTCCGGCAATATCCGCAGCGGCTGGAAACCGCCCGACGGTTGGCCTGGCAGCGGCTGCGGGTCGAACGGCGCGCCGCCGATGCCGCCCGGCCGCTGGCCTGGCAACGGGACGAGCTGCGGCAGCACCGGCACCCCGCCGCCGCCGCGCCACTCACCGGCGCCTGGCCTGGCGGCGGCGTCCCAGCCGGCGGAGTCAAAACCGAACGCCACGCATCGGTGAGTCGATCGCGCAACCAACTGCCCGACCCTTCGCTGCCCGGCGGGTGCAGCCGGCGACTTTCCGCCTGTTGCTCCGGTGTCAGCACGCCGAAGTCGCGCGAGCCCGGCGGCGTGTTCTCCGGCGTGATCGGCCTGCCTTCCTTCCTTGGCCTTGTCATACAGCCCCATCGTCAGGGCGAGCACGCGGAACAACGGCAGCGCCATCGCGCGGGTATTGAGCAATGCGATTGCGTCGCCTGCCGCGCGCACCGCTGCAACCAACGTGGTGCCGAACGCAACGACCAGCTTTGCCACCGCCGCGCCGATCTCGATAAGCCCAGCAATCACCGGCGCGAACGTGATGCCAACAACCGCCAGCATCGCACCTTTCACGCCGCCCAGCTTGTCGATCAGATCGGCGGCGCCGCGCACGAAGTCGCGCACCTGCTGGCCGATCGCCCGCCAGTCGAGTTGCTGAAGCCAGCGCACGAACTCGCCAACCTTTTCGCTGATCTGCGTCGCAATCCACTCGCGATTGTTGGCGATCCAGTCGCGGAACTGCGCGACCACCGGCTCAAGCACCGGGGTGAGGCGCGCGCCCAGCATGTTGATGAAATCGCCGACCGACGTTTCGAGGCCGATCCACGACATGCGGAACCGGGTCAGGCCCTTATCGTCGGTGTCGGTGAACTTGTAGGCCAGCCGGTCCAGTTCCTGCGTCCAGCGCCGCATGACCTCCGGGCCTTGCGCCAGCAACGGGATCATCTGTGCGCCGCTGCGTCCGAACAAGGCGAACGCCATGCGGGTGCGAAGCGTCGCGTTCTCTGTCGCCTGGAAGGCGCCGGCGATCTTCGGCAGGATGGTGGCCGCGTTGCCGGTGCGCAGCTCGTCCATCGACACGCCCATGCTCGCCGCCGATATGCCCGCTCAAGTGGCCGAACGCGCCGGAGAGGCCCGCCACCGCGCCGCGCATGCGACCGAGCGGCACCAACGCAAGCCGCATCGTCGCGACCTGGGCGCGCATCGCCGCATTGCCCAAACCGTCAATGCCGCCCTTGATCGTGGCGAGGGCCGGCGATGAACGATCGAGCGTCGTTACGATCGCCTGAAACACTGGACTTGCCATGCTACTGCCTCATCGCTTCGCGGATGCGCTTGGCGTGCTGTAGATACAACAGCAGTTCTGGCAACGTCAGTGCCATCACGTGTTCGACGTTCCCCCAGAAGGCGGCTGCGTCGAAGTAGTTAGCGACGACGTGTTCGCAGTCGACGTGCCGGAGCTGGATGTGTCCAAAAAACTTTGAATTGCGCTCCAGCACGCGAACCAATCCACCGCCGCAAGCTGATCGACGCTGCTGATCGGCACGCCCGCCAGTTCGGAGATCATCGCCGATACCGCCTGGGCATCGACAATGCCTTCCTCGCCGGCGCGGCCGATGCGATACGGCGCGCCGCAGATGCGCAAATCCTTGCCGGTCAGCGGGCGCAACGTCAGTTCGGAAATGTCGCGGCCGTGCGCCTTGACCGGGTGCGACAGCGGCACCGGAACCGGCTGCGGCCGCACGTGCTGTGCGCCGCTCACGACGCCAGTTCCTCATACGCGGTCAGCGCCTCGAACTTGGCGCCGATCTGGCCCTCGCCGGTGTTGAGTTCGGCCAGGCCGGAATACCACGCCTGCTGATAGACATAGACCTTGCCGTTATCGAGCTCGACGGTGACGGTCGCATCAACCATCGCCGCGAGCTGCTGAAGCGACAACGTGCCGTCATCGGAAATGTTCGCTTCCACTGTCGGAATGACCGGCACGCGCTTGCGGCCATGCACGCCGTCCTGGCCGGCTACGCCTTCATACTGGAAGTTGTTGGGCTGCACCTTGAAGTCGCCGCGCACGCGGAGCTGCCGGCCGCCAGCCCAAAAGTAGGCCACGCCGCCGACGGTGGGGATAGCTGGCATAGGGTCCTCTCCTGTTTACATGCTTGCCCGCAGTGGCAATGAATCGTTCCGGTCCGACGCCCTCCGCGGCGCATCGGTATGGCTTGAGCCTGACCAAGCGAGGATGTGTGTGATGGCCCTTCCTGACTTCGACGAGCTTCCGTTCAATTCCAGACCCGACCTGACACCTTACCTGTTGCACCTCACAAAGAACACGAGGCGAGAGGACGAATTCTCCGGCTACGACAA